AAAGTTCACGAGTATCTAGCAAAACATTGAAAAATATTGTGAAAAAAATAGATAAAATGCCAATGGGTGCATTAGAATTGCAATTACCGTACCTGTTTAAATTTAAGACGGTACGTGATAAAAAATAGTGTATTTAATATTTTTATTTATTTTTGTATTATTTACTCTGATTCTAGAACAATATCAAACTCTAGAATATCGAAAAACATTTTAATTATTTTCAATGTTATTTTATCAAACAATTTGCACTGATATCTTACACCTTTCAAACATAATTCATGAGAATCAAATTCTAATCGTGTTTTCGATAACTTTGAAATATGGATTGTATATTTATTTTGCAGGCTTGGAATATATACTGATATACCCGTTTTGAAAACGTTTATAACAACACCATTGACAATATCACCTGCTTTATATTTCTTAGCATTATTCCATGTAATTATAAATTTTTCTATCATATCTTGTTTTTGCTCCATACTGTTAGAAATTTGCAAGTATTCATTTAATTTCTCGTTTGGTATCAGAATTCCTAGCAAGAGTATATGGTTCAATAAATCGGGTAATCTGCGAATAGGTGACGTCCAATGCGTATATCCTCGTGCACCAATGCCATAATGATAATCCGCGGCTTTATCTAGAGTATAGAAAGATTTCAACATTGCAGTCTTGCCTAGATACATTAATATTTCATCTTCTGGATGATTTCTAATATATTCTACTAATTTATTGCGTGTATCGCTGGTATCGCTGGTATCGCTGGTATCACTTGCTAGAATACTATTTCTAGAGGCAATATATCTCTGGATAGTATCTAGTTTAGATAGTTCTGGAATCGGATTATACCGATATATATCCCGGCACATAATTACATTAACGTGCATCATCCAATATCGAACTAACCAATGCGCCGGGGTCTCTTTGCTAAAAATAAAATCATTATATCCCTGTCGGATACAAGTTGCAGCTTCTAGTAATATATTCATATTGGGATTGTTTCCTTTGGCTAGAATATTATCTACCATATCATAATCATATTTAGCCTTTGAAACGACCCGGGATGGATACCACTTTTGAAAAACTAATTGTCTTTCTGCACCATTAGCGGAAGTCTTGCTAGAATCAAATACAAATTCACAAGTAAGAACATGAGTCGCGTCCGTTTTCATTGGGAACGGTAATATAGAACATTTACCATTGGCAAAATTAGAAGGTAGCATAGGCCAATTGCAACCATCTACACCGTAAAATGTATTTCCCCTTTGGGTGATACTATCCCAAATCGTGGGATTAGTGAGTGGATTGAAATAATAAGCAACATTAGCAATATGAACGTATATTCTAGCGGTATTGTTTTCTTCCAGAATGATGGAAAAAGCATCATCACAATCCATACTATTCGGCGGGTCAATTGTGAATGTTTCTAGATGGGTTTGGTCTATTTCTTGTATATCTAGAACCTGGTTTATTGTTTGTTTTTGTGTTTGTTTTTGTGTTTGTATTTCACTTGATGATGTTTCTAGAAAAGGTTCTAAAGTTGTAAGATTGAATCTATATGATAGAATATCATTAATAGTGCTTTGCATTGGTAAAATATCTAGCAATTGTCCGGATAGAGTATTCTGTTCATCGGTGATTTGAACTCTGACCCAGGTGTGTTTTTCTAGACATATTGGTGTTTGAATTTGAACTAAATTAGATAATTTCAATTCCGGAATGTAAATATAAATATTAGACATGTATGCATGATGCATTAGCCCAATAAATATTTTCCCCACGAGCGAATAATTAATTACTTTGCCAGAATACGTTCCATTTGTGGGTGAATGGGTATATTCTATTTCAACAGTTTCTAGATGATATGCACGTGATAAATTTTGTTTAGGAATATATACCGTTATTGGCGATTGGTTTTCTGTTGATATACAATTTATAAAACCATTTCCAAATTCATTCAGAATCAATGTTCCCTTTGTAATCTGGGGTGTATGTTGTTGTGGTTGATGTGGGTTATCAGTTTGGTGTGATTGATTAATTGACATAAAATGCAGATGTGATTATATTTATAAATGTAAATGTAAATAAAAAAATAGAAAAAACGATAACCCGTAAATTGAAAATTGAAAAGAGTTCATTATTTCTTAATTAGTTCCATTTCTGTTTTCAACTTTGCTAATTCGTCCTTAGTCGCGGATAATTCCTTTTGTAATTGTATTAGTAATTCCGTTAATTCAAAATTACTTTTATTATAAGGTTTCCGAATACGTTCTTCTAGAATATTCTTACAAGAATCACAAATATCATGATCCTTTGTAAGAATATTAGGAGCACTATGTGGAACAAATTCCAAACAATATTTTTCTATTTTTGTGTAATCATAGGATAATTCATCAGGTGTCCATTTTATCCATCTTGGAAACATATATCCATAAGCCACATCCTCATTTGTTTCTACTTCTCTAAATTCACAATTTTTATTTAATTCATTTGCGACTGATTCTAGAAATGCATCAGGTTTGTCTGAAGACATATTAACTTATATTCAGTTATATTTATTTACTAAAATGCTAATTAATCAATTTTTATATCATGAATAAAAAAAAATTGATTAATTAGTATATATTAGTTTTAAATAAATAAACGATATGGGTGCAACGGAATCTACGATGAAACCTGCGAGTGAATCTGCGATGGAAGATACTACAGAAGATATGAATGGAATGAATCTAATTACGATTGAAGAAAAACCGAAAGAAGAAATACCGCAAGAAGAAACACAAATGTGTATGAAAATGATAACACAAATTTACATTTATAATGAAAACTTGGAATTAGTTTTAATTAATGATAATGATAAATTAAAACAATTATATACTGAAGGTAAATTACAAGTTAGTGATGTGGATGGTAGTGTTGATAATGAATATACATTTCTAAACTATGGTATATATCATGAATTTATTAGCGAAAATTATGATGAAGCTAAAAAGTATTATTTAATGGCTATAGAAAAAGGTAATTCTTATGCTATGAGTAATTTAGGATTCTATTATGATCATAATGAGAATTATGATGAAGCTAAAAAGTATTATTTAATGGCAATTGAAAAAGGTAATCCGTTTGCAATGAATAATTTAGGTAATCATTACCAATTTATTGAAAAAAACAATGTTCTCGCTTTAGAATATTATTATATGGCTATGGAAAAAGGTAACGTCCAGGCTATGCTTAATTTAGGAAATTTGTTTACTGATAATGAAAAGAAAAAAGAATATTTTCTAATGGCATTTGAACATGATAAAAATAATACTACAGTACTTAACTATTTAGGATATTATTATTGTAAAATAGAAAAAAATTTTACTGAAGCCAAAAAATATTTTCTAATGGCCGCAGAGCAAGGTGATATTGTTGGAATGTATAATTTAGGTTGTTATTACTATTTTATTGAAAAAAATTATGAAGAATCAAAAAAATATCATTTAATGGCTGCAAAAAAAGGTTGTATTGGTTCAATATTGTGTTTAGGTATTCATTATGAAAATATAGAAAAAAATCGTGATAAAGCTATAAAATATTATTTTATAGCCTATATGAATGGATATTTACCAGATATAATTCTACCTAAATTAAAGAAAATTGCTACACCTTTAGAACTATATATGCTATTTCATGAAAATAAATTGGAATATAATGAAGAAATAACACCGGAAATTCAACTTTATATAAATAAATTGAAACTAGCAAAAGTTGAAACCTGTTATTTATGCAAGGGGAATGATAAACAAGTAATTATGTTACAATGTTTCGCACACGAATGTTGTTCTTATTGTTATATTAGAATTTATGATAAACCGTGTAGCATTTGCAATTTGTAAAATGCTAGTCGTAAATTACAAGTTATAAGTTTTATTTTTTAATTTTTTTTTTATTTATTAAATTATTTATTAAATATTATTGTGAAATATTACTTAATTACTGAAGGCCAAGCCTCCCATTCCCGACATGATTCGTAATACGTTGTAATTAAGTGCATAGATATTAAGAATAGATGGTCCATCTTGTAGGCTAGTTTGGACGTTTTTATTATATGTAAGTTGTAAAACGGCGTTGTCTATTCGGGAGAAATTACAGGTTCCAGATGGTTGATGTTCTTCTGGAGAAATTGCAAATGAATATGTGTAAATGAATTGTCGATATCCTGTATCACAAGGACCAATGTATGAATGATAACTGGGATTATTACTATTGTATCCGCCTAGATAATCAGTTCCTACACGTGGTATATTAGTATGTGCTTGATAAGGTTGTACTTTACGAAAATATTCCGCTTTACGAACACTAAAACGGTCATGACCGTTAAGTTGTAATAGTGCAGTTTGAAAAGATTCAGCAGTATCATTGGTGGTAGGTGAAGAACCATCATAATTAAACCAATTATTTTTACCAACCGTATATCCAACTTGAGAATGTGTATATCCGACATGCGCCCAAATTAGTTCTTTAGTTGGATGATTAAAACGTAACTCAATATTACGAGATGTATCATTTGATAAAATAGTTTCACTACCTGTAAATTGAACTTGTTCGATGAGATATTCATGACTTACTTGTGCAAAACGGCGGCGTTCATCAGTATCTAGATAAATATAATCAACATACAAGCGACAATCTAACGAATTTGTATAATCTGGTGCAAAATTAAGTAATTCTGTATAAGGACGTAATTCCAAATTGACTTTTACTTCGTGATATTGCAATGCAATAAGAGGTAGGGCAAGACCGGGGTTGCGATTAAACCAAAATTGTAATGGAACAAATAGATTATGTGGCATCATTGTAGAAAGTCGGCCATTTTGGTCATCATCAATAGGAAGATTACCTACCATTACATCATATCCTGCGCGCTTACCAGGAGGTGTACTTAATTCTGACCAGATATTCATCCAATCTCCATATTGACGGTCAATAAGTTGCCCACCTATTTCTATTTCTACCTTTTCAACTAAAGCATTTCCGACACCATAAACCCAGTAATATTTAGTATACAAATCAGTAGTACTTTTACCAGTTGGGTCATTCATTTGCGGGAGAATAATTTCTAGATAAATTTGTTGGATTAAATCACCATTACGGGAAATAGTCGCAGTGACACGTTTACCCCAATTTGCACTACCATCAAATGTCTGTTCAATAGATTCAATTGCAAAGTTAGTATGCCGGCGATATACTACTTTGAAGAACGTAATTTGTGGGTTACCAGTCAGGTATATATCCTGGGCGCCATAAGCTACAAGTTGCATAAGACCTCCTCCCATTTTATATGAATGAGTACTATTGTATTATTGAATAACTAACCTAATTTAATATAATATAATATTTTGTTTTGATTTGTTTTGCTTTGTTTTGATGATGTTTTTTGGAAAGTTATAAAACGTAAAAAAATAAAAAATATATTTTATTATGGTTTTAGGGTTCATTAAATCCTAATTTATGCATACCGGCAACGACATAATGATGTGCTAGAACAAATACAAATGCATGTACAACAACAGATGGAATGGTAGTAGTATGAGAACAAGTAATATTATTGGTATTCATATTAACTGGTGGTAATGTAAGAAGAACACCCGGTATTAATAGAAAGAAGAGGGTGCCACATACTAAATCCATAACACCAATCATAAGTGTAGGTTCTTTTGTTTCAGTTTGTGGAATTAAATCCATTGCACGCAATGCAGCGTTACCTAAATAATGATGGCAAATAATAAATATTACAGCATGGACTAGTGCCTGTGTATAACTTACTTTTGCAGTAGGGGCAGATAACAATTCACCAGCCTTAAGGTCAGGTAATGTGACCAGCAATTGAGGTGATAGGAGGATAAAAAGAATGAATATGAGAATATAATCGGGATTAATAGCCATTTTTTTAATTAGTAGTAATCTTAATTAATATTTAGATAATAAAATTAATTAAATTATTTGTACTTATATTATAATAAATATGTTTATAGGAGCTATCCTTTAACCGACCAGGATTTAAAAAATCCTTAGGTCTTGGTTATGCGGATAGCGCCCAAAAACTGCGTTTTCGGGCTGTATTGCATCCCTAACTCCATAGGTGTTAAAACACC